AATGTTCAAGTTAGAGTATTCCAAGCTGCTATGAGACTAGTTGATGAAGCAAATGAGATTAATGAAATAGATTTAACTAATGCTACTATTGACACTGGTTTTGGTGCTTATACTGCTACTGAGACTGATGTTAAGAGAGCATTTGAACTTAAGCATAGACAACTACCAATATTTAAGAGAGACTTTGTAGGAAGTGCTGCTACTACAGTTAGTTTGACAGAAGATACTATCAGATTGCCAGATCATTACTTTGTTACTGGAGAAGAATTATCTTACAGATATACTGGTGCTGGTACTACTTCTGCTATTGAAATTACCTCACAAGCTATACCTGGGTATGGTACTACAGATAAACTTCCTTCTACTGTATATGCAGTTAAGGTTGATGATTCTACTCTTAGACTTGCCACTTCTGCAGAGAATGCATTGAAGACAAGTCCTACTTATTTGGATATTACTGCAGTTGGAGTTGGCACTTCTCATTCCTTTACATCTACTAAACAAAACTCAAGATGTATATTAAGTATTGATAATATTGTTCAATCACCAATAGTTTCTACTGCTGTAACAACAACTATCACTGCTGATGTATCTGCTACTACAGATAAGATTAAATTGTCAGGTATCACTTCCATTACTGGTGGAGATATGTTGAAGATTGGTGATGAGATTATGAAGG